GGTATTAAATCCATCGCTATGTGCTGTTTTATCAGTGTTATGGGTTGCAATATCTACAACACCAGTATTCCCGATCGAGCGTAACATCTCCAAAATCTGATTATTGATTTCAACTGATTTGTTCAGATTGCTAATCGCTTCGTCGAGTCGAGTTGCTTGATCTTGTGTAAGAGACATTTTTACTATCCTTATTCAAAAAGAGCCGTTGTTAGCGATAAATCGAGCAAAGGCGTATCCGACCTCGTTGTATCCGGCTTGGCTGTAATGAACGGAATCGCGCATGTAGCCTGCTTTGTTGAAATACTTCGCGCCTTCGAATGCCAGATAGACATGGTTAACGTCGCCCTGCGCCAGTTCGATCTGCGCCTGCTGGACGGCGAGGTGACCGTTCATCCAATTCGTATTCGTGAAAGCGCCGTCGTAGAAGCCGATCTGACTCATGTACACGGGCATCTCAGCGTCCGATGCGAGCTGCCGGAAGAAAGCGAACACGTCGAGTGTTCCGGCCTTGTACGCCTCCGCAGTTGTGTTGCCATTTCCGATGCGTGATGTCTCAGCTTCACCTTGAATCCACAAGAGGCCACCGAGCACATAGTCCTCGTTGATCGTGCCGAGTGCGGCTGTAGCGGCAGCGCATTGGGTCGATGCCCGCTGGCGATGAGGACTGTCGTCTCCATACCAGGTGTTTGAACTCACATCCGTAACCGCTGCGCCGCCATACGCCACATTCAGAATGCAAACTTTTCGGTGTGTGAGTTCGAAAAAGTGACGTGCAAACGCTGGCCACGCACTTGCGCCATCTGTTTTGGTTGCATTTGTAGGGTCTTTAAGCGGCTGGAGCTCATTAACCCCCGTCTGATAGTTCCAGAAAGTTCCGCAATACGTTGCAGCCTCATACGGCGGCGTGCAGTACCCAACGGCGTTCGACTGTCCCGCGACGATAAAGAGCACGACAGGCTTCTCCACATACGCCCGAATGAGCAGATTTCGCGTTCGCATGTCGTCGTCGTAAGCTGAAATGTGCATTTCAACAAGTTGTCGGGAGCGCTCAGCAGTCTGTGACAACAGTTTGAGCAGACGAGTCTCGTCTTCTTCGGCCTTCGTGAACCACGCCACGAAGTGCTCGATGTCGTTTTCCGTAGCCTCAGCCGTGTGAAGCGCAATCGTCGCCACCTGCTGAAGCTTGTCGAGCCCATCCTGATACCACTTCCAGTAGGCCTCGATGTCGCGTGCGGTGAAGTTCCACGATGCCGTTGCCGCCGTGTTGAGTACCGTCAGCAGGTACGTGTCCGTCAACTGAATCAGGACCTTGTTCTCTTCGAACACGCCTTCAACGTCAGCAAGCTTGGACTCAATTTGCTCCGCAGCAAATTGCGCAGCATCCGCGGCTTCTTGAGCAAGAACAACGTTGTCCGCGATCTGCTGAATGTCTTCGATAATGCCTTCGACCCTTATCAGAGCATCAATGTTGTCGGCAATAGCGACAAGCTTCTGAAGGTTTTCAAAAAGCGATTCGACCTCATCCGTGATGCCTGCCACACCGCGAATGTCGTCAAGGTAGGGAATAACTTTTCTTGCCGCAATTCCTGCAGATAAGAGGTCCGAAACAAGCTGTTCGGCGTCAGTGTCAGACGTAACAGGAAAGGTGAGCGTTCGGCTCAAATGCTCCTTGAGCTGCTGCGTGAGGATCGTCAACCGATCGAGGTTTGTATTGAGCTGCTCCGGATAAAAACCGCCACGGTTCGTGTAGGTTGTCGGCTGCAGATACGGCGTATCCGAAATAATCACAAGTGCCGCATCTTTGGCAAGCGGAGCCTTAAGCGTGACGGTTCCGCCTGGGTTGTTGTCCTGGCTTTCGTTGAGAACGACGGTATAAGCACTTTCTTCAAGCGTTGTTTCAACTTGCCCGCTCAGTGCAATGCGAACCTCTAGGTCCGTCGGCTTGAGAAGCTTAAAAGCAAATGAGAAAATTGTTTCCAAACCCGTTCCGATGTATCTCGGTGAGCGTCTGGTTTCAGAGGAAAGTGCCATGCGAGACTCCGTTCATGTTGAAACGAAGTCTCGCATCAGGGTGCTGAGGTTTATGGACGGATTACTCCGCATCAACGTCCCTGCCGCTGATGATCCCTCGGGCTAAATCAACCGGATTGTCGGGCTCAATATCCCCGGCAACAAAACCGGCTGCGTAACCAGCTGGCTTCTTCAAAGCCGCAAACGGAATGCCCGTTGCCAACGTAAGCAAGTCGAGCATGTTGCGCATGGATCGCCTCGGGTCTGGGTCGTATTCATCGCTCGTGAGCAACAGCAAAGCGTTTTTGAGACCTTCGGCAGAGTTCTCAAATAGGCTCATCAGCGGGACACTGACAAGTCGGTCGTTGTAGGTATTGCTTCCAAAGAGCATCCGAGACACATCCGTCACTTCGCCATAGTCGCCCTTTGCCAGACGAGTGCCGGTCATGTTGATGATGTTGCCAACGTAAGGCAGCATTGCGACGACGTTTTTGTTAACCGCCGTTGTCATCAGTGCCATGCCGTCAACAGCGTCCCAGTCGTCGTCATCGCCTGTATCGAATCCTGAGAAGGCTTGCGAAATCACTTCCGAAAGCACTGCCGGAAGAACAACAATCATGGCAAAGTCCAGAATAAATCGGCCATACCGCTTTGTCTGACGCGCCTCCTGATAATGCTCTCGTAGCAGGTTCCATTGCATATTGAAGTAGTTGTAGAACACCAAAATGGAGCGAGCCAACGGACTTCCGGTTTCAACCCTCGCCACATTCTCCGGATCAAACGAGGATTGTGTGCGACGCACAACGCCGTCAGCATAGAACGCCGCATCCTCATCCGTCATTCCTTTTTCGGTTATCGCCTGATTGTAGGCGGCTAACCACACCGGAATGTCGATGGTTTTTTGTGCCAAAGTCTGCAGAAAGTAAGCTTTACGCTGTGTCCAGTCTCGAACTTGCTCTGCTGTTGTCGGCGCGCGACTGGAAGCAATACGGTTAACCTCATTCTGAAATTCAAAACCAAAATCTTCTAGTCGGGCCTTCATAAAGGCTGACGCATCGGTTACGCGTTTGTACGCTCTCTGTGGATCGCTCAAATACGTTTTGAGTCCAAGCGCCGTGTTCTTAGCTCCGACTTCGTTCATAGCAATCGCAAACCCCGTGTATTGCTGAATCGTGTTGGCTACGTTTGCAGCCATTAAGCTCATGCCGGCAAGGCCGCGTGCTCGATTGAGCATCATGCCGAAATGGTCTGTCGGAGTTGAAACCGTTTGCGTGGCCGAACGTCTCAGCCATGGCGTGAGCATATCTCCGATTGCCTGTGGGTCAATGCGATTCAGAGCCCCCGCAAAGCGACGATCCCTCACAATGCGCTGCACGCTTTTCACAGCCGGAGCCATCATGGAAAATTTCACTACGCTCTGGATGTGAGCCCCCAGGATGCCGGCATTGAGAACCAGAGGTTTCGCCCACTTCTTTGTGCGGCTCTTCGACCATCCCGGTTCAGTGACCGGCATCATGTCCCTGTATTCGTTTTGGCTGTCAAAAAGATCCTGCTCAAGCTGTTTATCACGCCCGGCAACAAGCGCCGGATCAGTTGCCGCAGGAACATACCCGCCTCGATAGATGCCCCAGGGTGTCACGACGGGGCTTGCCTGCACTTCTTCGAAGTAGTAGCCGTAGTACTCCTTGAAAGCTTTCTGGGCCATGCCCTTGGTTTCTTCAAGCAAATCCCAGACGGACTGCACAAAGTCCATGTCTTCTTTGGTGATGATGCCGTCGCGCATGGCGCGGGCAAAGAACCGATCCCATCGGGCATAGCTCACCATCGTCTCGCCGTTGGCTAGAACCACGGTATCCGCCCAAGAAGCATTCTCTCCACGGCCTCCGACCAAAAGCTTCATTTTGTTGGACTCATTGCCGATATGCATCAGAGCACCGATCAATTCCGACTTTCGGCCGAACGTATAGTTCAGTTCGGGAGCTTCGATTTCGCCAACTGCATCCCACTTTTCCTGCATGGGCTTCATCAGTTCCGCGAAACGCTGCTGAATCTCATTGTTCTTAGTGCGATACTTGGCCGCGGCCTGTGCAACCGGTCGATAGATGAGTCGCGTAAACGGTCCGGAATCTTCGCCTCCGTCCATAGCGCGGCACCAGTTTTCCACGCGCATTACATAGGCTCTGGCAGAAAACCAAAGCTTTTGCCGCTCTTCTTTTTTTGTTGCCGCTCGTTGTGTGCCCGGCGCAAATTCTTTTGCATCTGACTTGTCTATGCAGTCGGTAAGAGACTTGACGACCTCATCCAGGCTCTCTTTTCTTCCCTCCAGGGTCACCTGTCGGGCATCTCGTGCCATTTTGACAAGTGCCTGGACATCCTCAACAACACCCACGAATTCGGCAACCGAAAGCATGTTCGGGTCGCGCCCCGGGCTGTACGGATGGCGAGCGATGAAATCCTTGAGGCCATCGAGCAAATCCTCGTCATATCTTTTGATTTTCTCAAGGTAAGACTTTACCGCCTCGTCAACATTTTCCGTCACCTTCCCCATGTTGCGGTTCGTAAGGATCGCACGGGCAATAGCCAAGATGTTCGTGTCGTAACGAGAGGCAAGCTTCTTATCCTTACGGAAAACGAGATTGCGCAGCTCTTTGAGCTTTTCCTTTTTATTTTCGGCATCCAGAACAATGCGAGCCGCTTCGTGGTTGACAAGCTGTTGGCGCTTAAATGTTGCCGCAAGATCCCTGTCGCCCTTTCTGAAAGCTTCCTGCGCCTTTCGAGCCGCTCTGCCTTCGGCCGCCAGAAATGTGCTTGCCTTGGCTCTGCCAATTCTGGTTCGATCCACCAGCGTCATGGCTGTTTGTCTTGCCGCCGCCCGGTAAACGCGCTGACTCAGAGTTTTGTCCCCAAGCAAATATTTCAGTTCGCTTGCCACCATGCGGCTTCTGGCTTCGTTGTGAAGGCTTTTCGTCACAAGACGATCGCGCTGTACCGGATCGAACAATTCACTGTATTTGCTGAGACACTCCTGCGTCGTCAGGTCATCAATGATGCGCTCCTTATCGCCAGCAGTCAGAAGACCGGCAATCAACTGTCGGTTCGAGTTGAACCGCGCAAACGGGCGCAGCAGTTCGCGAGCCACATCGACGGTCACCCCACCTTCCCGCACCACCCCCAAAGCCCGCAGTCTGGCAATCTGATTGACGTTGAGCCCCATGTCTTCAAGCGTCTGCGGAGCAAGCTTCAAGTTCATGGTTACGCCTGCACGGTTGCCCGCCTTCATCAGATCGAGCGCAACAACTTCTCGTCGACTGTTGACGTCAATAGCCACCTTCTTGCGCACATTGGCTCGCGTTTCTTCGGCCTTCTTCTGAATGTCTTTGAGTGCCTTGCTTCGGGCTCTCGCGTACCACGATTCGTCCTTGGCCTGAGCCTTGGTCAGCTCCTCTGCGGCAGTGCCCGCTGCGTCATCGTGTTCTGCCTGGTACTCTGCCCATTCGGCGTCCGTCATCTCTTCGGGCTTTGTCTCAAACAACGGCATCAAACTCTGAATTTCTTCGGTCTGCGAAACCGCATCTTCCCCGGCAATCATGCGATCCAATACGCGGCGCACCTCTTCGGAGATTTCCGGCAAATCCTCACCGAACTGGCCGCGGTAACGCTGATTGAGAGCATCTCTGGCGCCGCCCAACCACGCTCGGTAAACATCGCGAATCCACAGCCCCAAGCGGCGGAAGAACCCTTCTGTTTCTCGACTCGGCGCCTTGCCTTCAGCAAGATAGAGCTCAACCTGATAAGCAAAACGTTCGTGCAAACGCTCCTTTTCCTCAAACGTTAGAGCCTTCCAAGCTTCCACGCTTTCAAGCCCAAAGTCATTTAAGAGTGCCCGCGTATCAGCTTTCAGTGCCTCTGACGCTTCCGGCATTGCCGAAAGATCGATAATGTTTTCAAGGTACCAATGCCCCATTTCATGGGCAAAGGTTGACAGATCGGCGTTAGGCGTTAAGTGGATTGTGTTTGATGTTGGAGAATACACACCCCGAGCAGCGTCACCTCTGTTTTGATAGTAACGATCGTTTAATTCGGCACGAAGTTTGTCAAGCGCGTCTCGCCCTGGTACACTAGCTTTAACGTCTGGGCGGGCCCTAAGGGAATTGGACCCGGTGTACGCCACCCAGGCTTGCAATTTCGCCCTGTCCACGTAAAGTGGCGGGGCGTTTTTGTCATTGATCTGGTCAACAAACCAATCGTTATACGGCTCGCTTGTGTTTTCTTTCCGTTTGGGGTAGGCGCTGTTAACGATGTTCAATTCGGCTCCGTGCTGACCACGAGCATTGATCTCAATCGGCACAATCACCGTTGCGCCACTGGCGTCTTGGATTTCAACCATTGACACAATGCGCCCTTTCCGCGTCTTCGAAGGAAAAATCGCAATAGGCTCGGCCAGGGCGCGCGGAAGCGCCTTGAGCATCTCTGGCGTCATCTCGGGATGCGTACCATCAAAGAGATGCGTGCTTGCGTAAAGCGGCACTGATCGAGGAAAAACCTTCGCGGCAAAATAAACCAAAGGAACCTGAGACAGCATCAGACGAGGAGCACCTTTCTCGTGAGGCTTCATCCAGGACTTCGAGTTCGGTTCGAATCTGTCAACAACTTCCGCCCAGGCTTTTTCGTCTGACGCAAGTTTCCTTTCATATTCAGTGCCGTAGGACTGCCATTCCTGCTTAAACCCCTGTGCATCAGCCCTAACCTGCATATCCGTGGAGATAACAGGAACTCGATCCATCAGCTTTTCAGCCGGAATTCCCGTGCGCTTTGCCCAGTTCGTCACTACGCGAGCGCCCCATGCGGCCTGCTGCCGAGCCTCTGCGCGAGTGAATTTGCCGGTGGCGCTGACCTGCTCAAAGAACTGATCCTGGATCTTCCGAGAAGCATCATCAATGGCTTCGATACGCTGATCCTCTGGCGTGATGGCATCCTTCACTGCCGCGCGCCGCATTTGTTTGACAGCCGTCTCCAAGCTCTGCCCTTCGGCCTGAGACAAGTCGCTTTCGTTCAAGCGCATGTGCGGCACAAGCTTCTGCCCAAACGGAGAAGCTGCGAGCCGTGCCGCAAAGTCGCCCGTGCTCATCGTGACATCAGTGCCATTGACGGCCGCGGCATCCACCCTTTGAGAAATGCCGGGAACCACCCTCTCGAGATCATCGGGCGAAACATTGTTCTCAGCCATAACTTGCCGGAACGCATAGCCGTCAATGTAGATGGTGCCGGCCCCCGCATCTTGAGCAATTCCGTCAATGAGTTCTTTCGTGGCTCCCGGAGAAAGATTGGCACCTTCCATCTGAGAAACTGTTTGTGTCAAATCCTCAAAGAAGGCTTGCGTTTCATTAGCTTTGGCGATACGACGCATGTGGCCGGCCATCACGGGGCCTGCACCCAAGGCACCCAGCACCGCAGAACCTTTAGCCGTCATTTCGGCAACTTCAAGGATGCGATCGAAGAACTGCTCCGAGGAGATGCCCTCCGCTCCCGTTTCGCCCCAGATTCGGCCGATTTCCTCGCCGACAACATTGGTCACTTCCTGCAAAGACTCTGTGACGACTTCCTGCCCGACACCAAGGCTCACGGATTTAGCCGTATCGATAAGCGCTTTGCTCATTGAAGGAGTTTCAAGTGCGGCAGCCGTTCTGGACGCGAACCGAGATGTCAATCCGCGCATGGCCGGAGCGACAGCCTCACCAAGCACCTTGATGCCGGCCATTTCGATCAAAGAGTTTACGAAGCCGACCCCGGATGCAATCTTTACAGCCTTCTCATACGGCACGCCCTGTTCGATCAACGTTTTGAGCTGCAGGCCGCCTTCGAGTTGATAAGTGCCGTAAGCGCCTGCTCCGACAGCCATGGCACCGGCGAGTGCTTGACCGGCCACCGGAATGGCACCTGCGGCCATGCCGGCAGTCGCCAGCGCGCCGCCCGCTGTTGCGCCTTCCATGCCTCCGAGCATTGATTTGACCATTGTGCCCAAAACTTGTCCAGCGTTGTAGAGCGCCGCATCCGAGTCATCTCCGGCCAACTCCTCGATCCGGCGGTCGATTTCTGCGTCTTGCTGTCTGAACTCTTCCGTCAAAAGGTTCCGGTCGTTGCTTATTCTTGCCCACGCCAGCCCTTGTTCTCCCATGAGCCAACCAGCCTGCGCACCACGTCCAATTTGACTTGAGTTCATCAATGGGGTGATTCGCTCGTCAAGCGCCTCGTCTCCGGTCGAGTCCTCTGTGTTCCAATATCGGGCATTTGGTTGAGCATCAACGGCGACATTTGGGTCAGACGAATACCGCGATCCCACTCTGCGAAAATGCTCCTCCAGTCGAGAAAGTAGTCCGAGATCTTTTTTGAAAATCGGCGCATCTTTCTGGTTCTCTGCAAACCAATGTGCCAAAGCCGGCGATTCGGTTAACGCCTCGTCCGCGTCATCTCGATTGGCTTGAGCAAAAAGACTCTCGAAGTTGATTTCTGCCGCCGTGCGGCTTGTGCCGTACCGCTCTGAAAGATCCCTCACCTGCGCGGCCTTCGTAGCGTCACCATCTGTCAAAGCGCGGGAAGAACGAGAACGCTCTGTCTGCATCTCGTCGATGACATCAAAAGCTGGGTTCCAACGTTCGCGCGACTCGGGCTCCGTTGCGGTCGGACTTTGCGGTAAAGCCGCAGGTTGAGTCGCAGCCTGTTGACCACGAGCCTGCTCTTGCGCCGCCAGTTCATCGATAGCCTGAAAAGCGAGGTCAAGGTTGTCTGTCATTTTTGATTCTGTCCGAATGCGATTTTTTCTGCAGTTTTGTTGATCAATGTCTGAGTCAGTTTGGTGCCCCGAACGCGAGCAGCTTCGCGAGCCATTTCAGTGGCCTGGTGCATAATCTCCGGCGGCAATCCGTAGCCATTGGCAATTTGCCGTGCAAAGTTCGCCTGCTCTTGCGTCACTTTCTGTGTGACACCATTGCGGCGCAGAATTTCGTTGAGTTCTTGATCCGTGGCATCGTTTTCAAAATCAGCCGCCGCCAGAGCCTGTCCTGCTGACACTCCGCGATCTCGCTTGTTGATGATCTGATAGCCTCGGTCTTTGTTCGGCTTGCTCCAGGTCCACTCACTGGCTCCTAGCACTCGGTCAATGAGCATGTCGGATGTCGCCTTATCGATAAAGCCTTTGGGGCGCGACATCTTCACCTCATCCCAGAGCGTTGTAGCTGCAGCAATAATTTCGGTTCTGCGTTTTCTAAGCACCTTGTCGGCATCAATGCGAAGGCCAAGATCTTTTTCAAAGGCCTCCCACGAGGCGTCGCCCATCTTTTTCTGAAGTTTTGCTAGGTCGTTTTGATCTTTCTTTGTCAGACTCTGTGCATATTCGTTCAGGTCAAGGTCTGCAAACTTCGTCGGATCCTCGAACATCATGTTCGTCAAGTCTTCCAAAACTTTGGGATCCGATTCCGTGCGTCGCTGCGCCTTGCGCAACTGTCTCCACTTGCCGGGGGCCAACTCTTTGATTTGAGCGATCAGCGAGTCCGGCGGCTCTTCGTCGTTGTCAACAAATTGCCAGTACTGATCCGTTGCTTCTTTGAGCTCTGCTTTCTTGATCTGATCTTCTGCTGCAAGTTGCTTTCGGACGCGACGTTCAACCTTTTCGCGTAGGTCTTCGTCTTCAATGCCCTGCACCTTTTTGAGAAGTTCCGCTCGGCTGTCCCCGTAAGCGTGAATCATCTTCTGAGCCAGTTCATCAGCTCGCGCCGTTGTTTGGCCGGCTTTGATGAGCTCACGGGCCTTGCGAATTTGCTCCCGGCTCATGGAGCCTTTGTTGGCATCGAGCCAAGCGGCTGCCGCATCCGGGTTCTTGCCGTCAATAAAGTTCTCGATGGCAATGGCGTGCATCGCCCCAACCGTCTCGTAACGATCTACGGGCAGTCCTGTTTTGTTGGCCAGGTTTTGATATTCAGCCTCCAGAACGGCAAATCCTGAGCGCATTCGTGCCAGGTCACCAGATCGAATATCGTCCTGAGCCGTTTTGATCGTTGCCGCAGAAACCGCCTTGTCGTAGATCTTCTGCTGATTGATCAGGTGCGTCTGCAGGCGGTTGCCGTTTTGCTGATATGCTGTCTCGGCGTACCGCTCGAAATACTTGCGCGCCGCCGAAGTCTTCAGCTCGGAGAGTTGTGTACCGATGACCTCTTTGGCCTTGAGCTGATATTCATCAACCAGGCTCTTGCCGTCCGGGCGCTTGAGCGCATTTTCCCCGAGGATGTTTGCCCATCCGTTTTCCTGATTGGTTTCAAGATCTCGGAGTTGCTGCTGAGTTTTGTTGATCGCATCTTTGGCATTGGTGCGATCGATTTCATCCTGCCATCGGTCAACGGCACCGGCCACTTCCTTGGCTGCGTCGCCAACAACCTTGTCAAGTCCGTATTTCGTTTCCGGCGCTTCATGGAGCCCGCCGAGGCCGTTCGAGGGACCAATTGCAACGTTCTGTCCGTAAGGATTGGGCACAGTGATGGAAGCCATTTTTCCTCCTTAAAAAGCGCCTGAAATGGCGTCAATGTCTCCCATGCCTCCGAGAGAACTTCCGGATCCGCCTCCAAAAAACGAACCAATGCCTTTGCCGAACGAAGCAAAGTCCTGCCAGTCGGCAGTGCCGTTTGCCTGATCCTCTTTCGAAGGACTGGCCACAGAGGTGAGTGAACCAACAAGAGTCGTAATAGCTGCGGCCCAAGGAGAGATACCGTTGGCAGCACACTCATAAGAAAGAGCCTTGTTTGAATAGTCCACAGCAGTGCGGCGATAACCCCATGACTGCGCCACGGAGTTTGCGATCACCTGATTAATCTGCATTTCTTTGGAAATATCAATGGATGTGAGAACCTCTGCGGAGGATCCCGAACCTCCTACACGAACGCCGGATGCAGCCTGCCTTACTTTGGCTGATGACTTTGCCTGTCCGGCTTGATACCCAATGGCTGCGGCTTGATTGAGTCCTGCTCGTTTAGCATCGTCTGCGGCAGTGTGGTAGCTTGCAGACTGCAGATTTGCAATATCGGCCTGCATTTGCAGAGACCGCTTTTCCTGTTTTGCCGCTCTGTACGACAAGAAAGGTCCCGTGAGAATATTGCCTGCCGTATACCCGACTTTGAAACCCGTTCCGAAACCTCCCGGAATCATGCCCATTGCGTTGGCATTGGCATCAATTGCTTCGGAAGTGCTGCCTGTACCGGTTGCTTGGCCTTGCGTCTGCGCGTAGCTTGATGGATAGAAAAACTGATTGCTTGGCATCTGCGGAACCACCGTTTAAATCTTCTAAAAGAGGGTATCCCGCAGAGCCGATTGTTTATGGACAAATCAAGTGCTCACAGTCAAAACAGCACTCTGAATAGTCAGTGGCAACGGATCTCTTTGTCGCACGCAGATTGTTCCCGAGTCCTGCCAAGCAGGGAAAAGACGCAGTTCGAGTTCTCCTGTGTAGAGCGCAGGGGGGCTGCCAGGCGATTCCGTGGTGCGCTGCTTGTATTCTGCAAGGTCGCGCTCTTCGAACGACGGACCGGCAAAGATGCCCGAAGATTTGTACACGCGCAGGTAAACCTGAGTGACATTCTTCATGCGGCCGCTTCCCAGCGATGTATCCTGCATCAGTACCGGCAGCGTTTGGGCATCTGACATATACGGCAAGCCTACAACTACCTTGCTTGCCGGATGATCAAGAACAACCTTGCCGTCAGTCACAATCTGGTGTGGCATCACAGCTCCGTCAGCAAGAATCGACACAGTCTTACCTTCAAGCCAATCAAGACCCGAGATCATCGTGGCGGGATCGCCTTCGTAAACCGCGCCGCTGTCTACAAAGAAAGAGTTCTGAATTTCAGGTGCGGCCTGTGACGCCATGCGCTCGACGTATCGACGTGTCTGACCGTTGACTTCACGGCGCACGACAACATACAAATGATCTTCGTCACCTTCTTCGACAGAAGCAACGGATTCGAATACTCCGTCTGTGACCAGCTGCGACCATGCGTTGACTTCCTGTTCCGGAATGTAGGTTTGTGCCAGAAGGCTTCCATCCGAGCTCACAAACCAGACAATTGGAATCGGGGCACGCGATAAGGCAGAGTCCTTAATCGTTTTGAAGTCAAACAGGTGCGTTGCTCGCAGGCATAAATCGTTAGAAACATACCCTCCTGCAGCATACTGGTATGCAATCTCTCGAACATGCCCGCCGCGTGCAGCACAGTAGATTGCGGAGTTATTGATGATCTGTGGCATCACACGAGAGGCACCCTCGTTGCTCTGTGGTTTCGCTGTAATCGAGTCTGGCGTAATTACAGAGCCGTCCTGTGGACTGATCCGGAAACTCATTCCGACCGTCAGCAGCAAAAGGTTCGACAGGCTCACGACATGTTGAATGGCATTGAATTCGCGACTTGCAATCTGGAAGCTGATCCGATCGTCGTCACGGTACGGCAGGCTGTAGCTCATGTCCGATTCTGTGCCGCTTTTTGTCATGAGCACCCGCTGCGGATCCGACGTAAGACCAGCAAAGATGCGCCGCTGTTCAAAGTAGCCGACTGCTCTTGGATAGTCTCCTTCAGACACCGTCGTCGCCTTCAAAACAGCACCACTGCCTCCCGCTGTGGGTTGCACAGTCAATACAGGGTTTGTGTAACCCTGTCCGTGGTCAAGAATTTGGACTCCTGTGATCTTTCCATCATTGACAATAGCTTCGAGTTCAGCTCCGCTTCCAGTTGGATCCGTTATCGTGATCCCTGGCGCGTTATTGACGGAACAAGGAAATTTAAGTTTGTCCTTTCCTTCGGAATCCTTAAACCGAACCTCGCTTTCTTCAATTGAATACCCGGCTCCGGGAGCAATCACCGTAAACCCGACAAGCGACGATCCTTCGAAAATAGCTTCCACCTCTGCTCCCGTTCCACCACCGGTTACGTAACTCTGGGAGTTTAGGTCGTAGCTTTCAAGATTGATCGGAAGTCTTACCTCTTCCTCGGTTTCAATGTCAGTGCCAGCTGGCGAAACCTTTTCAATTCCGCCGGTACTTCCGTAGTTACTTCCACTAAAGTCGATAGCTACTGATTCAATTCCTCCGGCGGCAATAAAAACATCGTCGAACCGACGAATGGTGACATCCGTTTTTGGCGTGATATTGTCATCAATGATTTCCGGTGTTTCAGAATCGCCGATGTAACCGTACAAACCGCCTTGGTTTTTATAGAAACGATAGAAGGCCGCTCCCGGCATTTCATCACATGAAATCTTGACAGTTGTACCGTAGCTGTAGAGGTTTGCCACAACTTCGACAATGTCACTTGCTTCGCTCTCTTCAGTCTTGTCCTCGTTCAGGCACGAGACACGGTACTTCATTGTGTACTTGTCTTTGTTCGGGTCATCCGAAGCCTGAGTCACTCGCTCTGCCTTGACGTTTGTAGGCGTTGCAAGTTTTGTATTGATCTGAACCGTCTGGATTCTCCAGTCACGCGCTCCATAGCGGCGAAGTTCGGTTGGCGGGTACTTGTCGCTTACGAAAGTCACGATATCGCCGGACTGGACAAAAACGAGGTCAAATATATCCTCTGCAGCCCAAGGTGTTTCAATTTTGTAATGTGTGCCGTCGTCATTTACGAGCGTGGCGCCGTAGCTATGAAACTTCGCGTACTTATCGCCCAGTTCCACAATCATGGTCTGACCGGCAGAGTAGGTGAACGGAATCAAGCGCACAGGTTTATCTTCAATACCGCACTCGTTCACAAACTCAAGGCCAGGTCTGTTACGGATCGGCCCCTGAGGCAGACAGATAAAATTCATGCACTTGGCAAGGCCGTTTTGGTAGCGCGTGTCGTCCTTGCGTCCGTACATGTCAGGACTGATTTCACCGCCGGCGTAGGAGAGCTGTATTGTCTTAGTCAATGCCATAGTGAACCTCCGGTTCAGCCGGAAGACGCATATCGCCAACCAAAGGACTGTGATAACGTGAAACCTGATCGAACTGTTTGGCGTCGCGTTGCATAACGTCTTTCAAAAGTGTGAGGTAAATCTTTAGATGTTCCTCAGCCATCTGAGCACCGCTCGCTCCTGTAAGCATGGCACCAGCAAGTTTGGAGGCCAGAAGGTGCGCCAGAGCATCGGCAAAATCTGATGGCAACACCTCTGCTGGCGTTTCAGAAGTGCTGTACACAACCCAACCAACGGGAACCCTCGTCAGAAGCACGAGAGCATCGCCGGATCGCCCCACGGAATATTCCCGAATATGACTGCCGCCTTCATCATGAACAGAGAGCAGTTCAATGCAGTCAGATGGATAGGCATAAGCAAAATTCGCTCCCTTAGGTACATCCGTGACACGCGAAAGCGGCTTTCTCACCGTCGCAAACGACCAACTTCCGGCACGCAGAATCTGCCCCAGAGCAATCGGGTAAAAACGCGCACAATGATCAGCTTGGGGAGAGCCTTCAGGCGGATCAATTGATGTGACCGTGGCCCTGTCGCCAAGATAAGCCAAAGCCATGTTGCAAATGTCTACAGCAGTGGACATTCATTTTCTCCATAAAGAAACGGGAACCCCGTCAAGGATTCCCGTAGGGCACCGCAAAGCCTGCACTCTGCGGTGAGATGAAGGATCACCTCCTTAAACGGCGAAGTTCGGATTGGCTTCGTAGTCACCGATACGCTTGCCGCGCGGCGAATCGATCTGCAACGTAAAGCCGGCAGACACCGTTCCAGAAAGCGTCGAACTCGCCGCGGCCTTGTAGACAAGTTTCAAGTAACGCGGCAGGCCCTGCGGGACAGGGATGTTCACACCGCCGCCAATCGTGAGATCCGTCACAGGGAAGGTCACGATGTCGGCGTAATCATCGTCTTCACCATTGTCGTCAGAACCCTGGAGACTGACGGTTGCCAGCCCCGTTACCGCCGTTTCGTTTCGCACGAAGATATAGCCCACGCCTTCAGAGATGCCTGCCTTCTGGATATCCAGAACATCCGAATCGGCAGACGCGGCGCTAAGAACCTGAGACTTGGAAAACATCGAAAGATAATCAACTCGCATTGTTTTGTTCCTCCTTAGGAAACCTTGGTTTCGTTCAGGCTGATGGCATCGTCGGCTTCCATCGGGATCTGGAAGAAGTGAGTCTTGAACTGCTCTGCCGCTTCGACAATCTTCAGAGCGTTGGTGCTCTTTTCGTAGGCCGCAATTTCAAGAGCCGTGAAAACTTCGGTGGGCATAAACATCACAAGGTTCTTGCGCAAGCTCGACGGAATGCGGTTCTTGGCCACGATGAGCGTCTTGACCAAAGAGTCGCTTGTCAGATCGATCTGACCGTCCTTCACGGGGATGTTGCAGACACGCACACAACCGCGCCAGTCCATGAGAGCCGCACCCGGCTGCCACTTGTAGTGGTCGCGGTATGCTTCCATGTTCCCCTTGCCGTCAGGTGCAGTAACCGTGACCTGCCCCTTGTCGGTGTGGCTCAGGCCGTACTTAGAACCCTTCGGATACAGGCCGATGAACTGATCCTTGTTCACAATGAAGATGGACGTGTAGCCATCCGGCGTTTCAACATAAGAAGAGTCAATTGCGCTGATGCAGTTCTTTGCGCACGGAACCTTCTTGCTCAGGGTGTTGTAGCGCGTGGCCAGCCCCGTGAACTTACGAATGTCCTTGTCGTTGTCGCCGTAATACAGCGCCGTCGCAACCGAATTGGCCATACCCTGGAAGCTCGCTGTCTGTTCGGACATGCGGAACTGGTAGGTGTTGCCATTGATGTCTGCCAAATCGCAATCAACGTCGGTGTACATTTCGACGTTGGAAGTCACGTCAACCACGCTTGCTGTGGTGCTCTTCGTGGGCTGAACGCCTTCATAAAGGCCGCGCCATGTCGGTTCAGGAATGCCCGTGCGCAACGAATGCTTGTGGCCTTCGGTCATGTTGCATTCCTGCCAGCCAATGTGACGCAGGATTGCGTTGTTCTTCGACAGAACTTCGGCAATCGGGGCGATGTCGCCGTTGGCATCCATGCGGGAGGCCACGTCAACGAGGGTAGGATACTGTGCTTCTGCCATATTTTTCCTCTGCTGTTAATTCATCTTGGAGTTGTTGAAAAACTTCGCCAGGTCGTAGCCGTTCTGCACACTGCCGGACGAGCGCGGCGTCATATCGTCGGAAAGCATCTGCGAGAGCCGGTAGAACATCTTGATCATCCCCGGGTGCGCATCGAGCCCCAACTGATTAAGGATCTGACGGCAGTCCTCGGGGCAGTACTTTTCATAAGCGACCTTTGCTTGCGCAATCGTTGCTTTGGCTCGAGAGCCGCCCAACTCCTTGTCCGCGGCAAACGCTTTGAGGTTGTTCTGCTTGATCGTTGCCAGCTGTTCGCGCTGAGCCTGCTCAAGCACTGGCGTCATGCGGTTGACAATCGTTGCAAACGCCTTCTGGCTTAGGCCTAAGTCCTTGCAAACTCCGGCAAGTCCTTCGGCCGTCGTGTCATCAACCTCATAGCCTTCCGGCAGATCAAATCCGTCGGCGGTGTAACCCTTTTCTGGAGCTCCGAGCCATTCATTGGGTTTCGGCTCCTGCGGCGGAGCTGGATCATTGTTTTGTCCTGGCGCAGACGGATCACTCATTCCGCCGTGCTGATCATTGGCAGATGGATTACCCGTCGGTTCAGTTGATGTCGACTCTGTTGCCGAAGGACTTCCGTCGGCGGGAGGCGTTGCCGGATCCATATCCGGCATGTTGACTCCAGCGTCTACTTCACTCATTTACTGTTCTTCCTCCAGATTGCAGACGAGCCCTGCGGCCCTCAGTCTGCCTTTGATTTGGAGACCCACATCGCGTCTTGCCGAAAGAGCCATCATCTGCATGGCATCCGTGCTCGTGCACGAATCGTTAATACCGGTGAGGCCCAATATCCAATTCAAAACTTTCCTGCCGGAGTCGGTATCGAGAACCGAAGCCAAAGCGTTGTCCAAACGCTTTTCTTCAAGCTCTCGTTGCCGTTTGAGCTCTTCCTTGGCTTGCAGCTCGGCAAAAATGCCCGGATCTGCAGGCAGTGTCGCATCGAAGTCTTGAGGTTTATGGACGGCCGTCATACGATCTCCTGTCCGTTATCAACAACGGCCTGTTGCAGAGCCTGAGAATCCGCAGCCTGCCCAAGATCGCGCAGTGCCGAAGCGCTCTGTGCCGCCATGGCCTGCTGTTGCATGGCTTGTTGCTCCTGCTGACGTTGATTGCGGATAAGCGCCACCTGTTGTCCTGCGACAATCATGGATGGCGGCACATTGTTCATATCGGCCAAGAGATCAACCGCCTTGTCCGCATCCAGTTTGTCGAGCACTTCCGGTCGCAGTTGCGCAATTAATCCGATCTGCTGCACTGTGTTGAGAATGCCGCTCACGGAAGAAGCCTTCTGCTGCTCGGCCAAAACCGAGATGTACTCAATGCTCAACTCCTTGCCGTACATGGATTCGGGAGCCGGAGGAATCTTGTTGGCCTTGACCATCAGAGCAAATGCGTTGCTTACAAGCGGATCCAAAAGTTCGGTATGCAGTCGCTCAAGAATCGGTCCCATGACCATGATTTTTTCCTGATTGAGCGCTTCGATTTCAGTGGCCGTTCGCTGGCCGTCTTGGGAAGCGGCAATCATTTGGAAAATGTTCACCTTGAAGTAGCGCTGAATCTCCTGGCGGCGTCGCTCAATCAGTGCGTCAATCAAAGCCGGATCCGTGCGAACTTCCCAAGCGGTTCGAATGGCCTCGTTGTCACTGGGATCCACGGGAATTCGCCCGCCCGGTCGATACATATCCAGGAAAGCGCGATGTTTTGTCGGATATTGAACAGGCGGATTCGTAAGATAGTCGGTAAGCGTTGCCAAGCGATTGTGCAAACGCTGCAGCGACTTGGAAGCGGACAATGCTTTTGCACCCGGCCCTCGCCCGTAGACAGAACTTCCGGTAATCAGCCAACGCGGACAAAGCGCAGGAAACACATCAAAGCCGGACTCTTCGAGTGCTGGATCATTCTCTCGGCCTTCTTCCCAGTAGACGGAGGCAAACGGCTTGTTGAGTTTGTCCGCCTTCATAATGTCGCGATCAACACGCGGCACAATCGCGTGAATGATGTTTCTGCGCTCAAACGGATTGTCTCGCAGGCATTTGCGAACGTCATTGCTGACAGAATCCATTCCGAAGCGCTGCACCATCTGCTTGACCGTCATTGAAAGGCGACGAAACAGCGTATCCACTCGTCCGTATGGGTCGCAAGCAAGCCAATACTCGCCCACCGTGAGATTGAGCATGTCGATGACATTTTCCGGATGTCTCTGAATGATCGAGCACGCCGTGCCGAAAGCAGTCAGTTCGAGATAAGAGCGATGCAGACTGTTGTATGTCTCGCTCTTGGCAAACTGCATCAGCATCGCCTGTTGGATGTCGGACAACCACTGCTTCACATCCGGGGATTCGTCGAGATCCGGATCCATCGTTGTAAGACGCAACCAAGGCCGCGACGGAGAACTCAAGCCGGACAAAAGGCCAGCCGCCATAATGTCAGCAGCTTCCGCGGCCTCGGCATCATAGAGACGCTGATAACGCTTGCCGCCGTCATGCGGAGCCTCACCCTCAAAGCACCCAAGATCAGGCACCTCGTAGTCGCGAATGTCGCGCCAAAGGTTTTCCCATCCGTTGCGCTCCTTCTTGAGTCCGGCAAAGATCTGACTGAGGTGCTTAAGATCGGCCGACATTGCCTGTAACCCCAAGAGAAGTACTGCCGGCATTGAAGAGTTTGCTTCTCTTAACCCGGCCTCCAGTCAAGTCTGTCGGCGCTCGAGTCGAACCCGTATTGGCATCCAGAAGAGCCTCGAGATCGGGCTGGTTGCCGTTGACTTTAGCTCGTTCCTGCTGTTCAAGCTCATAAGCGGTCTTACTTGCCTGGTACTGTTTTTCGGCAAGCTCCGACTGCTGTTTCAAAGACTTTTGCTGCACGCCGAAATTGAGCAAGCTGGTAAGCGTTCCCAAGATTCCGCCCGCAATGTACTGCCCCATGATTAGCCTCCCAAAGGCTTGCGCTTTTGAAGCTTGAGTTCATCATCAGTGACGCCTCCCAGCCCCGTAAGCCCGGTATCAATGCCGCCACCCGCATCTACGTCACCCATGCCGGGCAGATCAGAGAGGTCTGCATCTGTGCCGTGTTCCTTACGCTGCGCCTGCGAACGGTTAGCCTCATCACGCTTGGCCTGTTCTTCGTACTGCTTACGCTGTTTTTCAGCACGCTTCTCAGCACTGCTCTCATGACCAAAGACCTTGCTGATCGTTTTGATAGGATTAAAAACGCTGCTGATAAAACCGCCCATTTAGACCTCCTTATTCTGTGATCCGGTCACACGACGCTTTTTGAGATAACGTCGTGCGAGTTCTGCGTCTGTCTGCGATTGTTCTTTACTCATGGCTAGAAATTCCTGAGAAACATGACTTGGCACCACTGACGAGATTCTTTTGGAGTGCGTACGAGAAGTGCCTTGTAAAGAGGAGACAAGACAGGAACAATCCACTGGAAGGCCACGGCGCCGCGTGCTTTGGCTTCTCGTTCAGCTTTCACAAAAAGCTGTCCGGCAAGAATCCCAGACCGGTATTCGGGCCGCACAAAGATGGCGTCGTTTGTTGCCATTACTTCGGATGTGTGCTGATGAAAACTCACAAAGACAGAGCAAAATCCGGCAAGGACTTCGCCGTCATAGGCCACTATGGCAAAGGAGGGAGTCTGCTTCTCATACTGGACATAAGCACTCTCATCAAGGTTAAACTGATGCCCAGGGAGCGCTGCTTCGGCGTAGTTTTGGTCGAACAAATCCCGACAGCGCTTGACAAACTCAATTGGTGAAACTGTCTCGAATCTCATGCCGGCATTGTTGCGGGCATGAGGCGAGGTTTATGGACGAAAAGAGAATGAAAAAGTCCTTCCTTTTGCTAATCCTGTGCGTTACCAGTGTTTGCGCTGTTGCCTCAGAAAAAACACCCGAACAGCTTGACAGAGAATACAAGTCGTGCATGCTCGAGATGGCAACTTACGCCCCTGATTTCCCGATGAAAGAGCAAATGTATGGGTGCTTTATCAAAATTGGATTGCCCATAAATGACGAAAAGAAGGAGCAAGCCGCTATCAAAAAAATGAACCAATGCTGGGAAAGAAACGCCGCAAAATACGATGATGGCGTCTCCTCTGCAGAGCTCATTGCTCGGATCGTAGCTCCTAAGTGCTCTAAGGAATTCCACAAACGTGTTGACCTCATGTGGCAGTTGCCGAATGTAAAAAAAGAATTGAAACGCCAGTATGACAACAAAGAATCGCTTGACTTTGTAATAGAAGCAATTCTTGAACACCGTGCTGCAAATAAAATGAAAAAACAAAACAAATAACCCCG